TCTATTCTAGGTCGGCCTGCGCCCCCTCCCAACGTTATCCAAGATATGCTTGCAGCTGATCCAAAATATGAAAATGCTTATAAATACTTTAATAATGTTCATTTAGGAGAAACTATATACCTTCATAATAATGGTTATCCTTTTCGACCTCCATACATTATAAAGTCAATCAAAAAAAGATTTATTAAAGTTTTGAAAGAAGAACCAACTGCTTTACCATTAAAATTACAAAGTATTGAGGCAATTAATGCATTAGACTCAGAAAGCTTCGCAAAAGCAGGGATAAAAAAACAATTCCAAGATTGGCCTTCTTTTACCAATCGTCAGATGATGGATTTTATGAAGGCGGAGGTTTTGTCACCTGCGGCAAATACTCCGCCTACCGAGGAAGATACACGAGCTATCGATATATTTATGGGATATAGACGACAACCTTGTGAAGAACAAGCAGCAGAATTATCTTTATTATTAGCACCAGCGCCACCTCCATCCTCGGCATTAGCTCCATCATCGACAATTGCAAAATCATCTCTAGTAAAATCTTCAGCATCTGCATCAGTTCCATCCTCAACAATGTCAAAATCATCTCTAGTAACATCTTCAGCATTAGCTGCGTCATCGGCATCAGTTCCATCTTCTACAACATCTTCTGCAACATCTTCTCTAACCGGAAATAATTATCAACAACTAGTATCTTTATGTAAAACTATAGTACCAAAATAATCATATACGCACATTCTAGTTTTTTATAGATAAAATATATAAACATGAAAATAAATTTTACATTTATAAAAAAACTATTATTGGACTACAAATATCTTATTTTAGGAATGTTACTAATAATAATATTCTTCAGTTTTCCTGTCTCCGTTTCTAGAGAAGGATTGGACACGTCAAACTGCGATTATAAATATTTAGATCCTCCATCCAAAAGCAAAGATGGCTGGGACTATTGGAATGAAAATACAAAAAGACAATTTATAACTAAGTATCTGGAGTATAAGAAAAAGGTTGGTGGTACGATACCTTCTATATCCGAAAAAATCACGAATGAGCTTATTGCAGGAAGTACGAATGATCCATATTATGCCGTTTTTCTTAAACAGCTAAAAACAATTCATATAGGAGAAGCTGTATACTTTTTTAATTATGGCTTTTTTTTTAGACCACAATATTTTCTAGACAAAATTAGACCACTTTTACTTGGTTTATTAAAAAGTCGACCATCATCATTTCCATCGGAATTAAAAAGTGATATCGCGATTGAAAAAATAAATTCAGAAGGCTTTTCAAAATTGTCGGGTGTTTTGGGGTTGGGTATAACTCTTCCTAATATTCCCTTCATGGAAATATATATAAAGCAAGTTTTTAGTGGTTATAATGATGATCCTGAAAAAATTGCTCTTTCTATAATAAAGGGAACTGCGCCGCAACTATGTTATTCGCAAGCTGAAGAATTATCTTTATTATCACCAGTGTATCTAATAACATCTTCGACTCCACTACCATTACCAACTCCACCATTACCATTACCAACTCCACCATTACCATTACCAACTCCACCACTATTACCAACTCCACCACCATTACCAACTCCATCATTACCAACTTCGTCATTACCAACTTCGTCATTGCCGAGTCCATCATTACTAACTTCATCATTACCAACTCCATTAGCTGTGTCAGAATTATCGTCAGTAATATATACAAATCCAGCTCCATTAGCAGCAACTTCGACATTAGCAATGAATGATTTATCATCTATAACCGATAATACTTGTCAACAAATAGTTTCTTTGTGTAAAATTACGGCATCAAGTAATGAGAAAAGAACATATCAACCTCCAACTTCAACATTAGCTGCATATCAACCTCCAACTTCAACATTAGCTGCATATCAACCTCCAACTTCAACATTAGCTGCATATCAACCTCCAACTTCGATATTAGCTGCGTATCAACCTCCAACTTCAACATTAGCTGCATATCAACCTCCAACTTCGATATTAGCTGCATATCAAGCTCCAATAGTGCCAGTGAATAATGCCTCAAAAGGACAATCAAGTGCACCAGAAAACTAATAGTAATCTACGCGATAAATATAGACACAGATCCTAAGTTTTTTTATAGATGCAATTTATAAAGATGAAAATAAATTTCACATATATAAAAAAAATACTATTGAAGTACAAATATATTGTATTAGGAATATTAGTAATAATAATATTTTTCAGTTTTCCCGTTCCCGTTTCTAGAGAAGGAATGCTCGCGACTGACTGCGAATACGTATATTTAGATCCTACAACTTCGACTATAACTGAAAATGATAAACCAATCAAGGATGGCTGGGACTATTGGCCGGCTGATATAAAACAAAAATTTGCTGAAGCTTATTTCGCTGCAGATTGGAATAAACTATCCGCTGATGAAAAAAAAATAATTCTTAAAGCTACAGAGAAAGATCCAAAATATGGAGACTTTATTAAATTATTTAACGATGTTCATTTAGGAGAAGCTCAATATTTTATAAAAAATGGAGCAATATTTAGACCACCATACCTATTGAAAAGAGCTAAAAAAAGTCTTCGTGACCAGCTAAAAAATAATCCACAAAGTTTACCCCCAGGGTTCCCTCTCGACAATGCTGGTATTGAATCACTTGACTCAAAAAGTTTTCAAAAATTATTTCCAGGAAATAAAACTTTAAATCGTCAGTTAATGGCTGAGATTGTTAAAACGCTATCTCCGTCCGATCAACTTCCGGAAGATAAATTGGCGATTTCTATTTATAATGGAAGTAAAGGACAGCCCTGTCTTTGGCAAGGAGTAGAATTATTAGATATGACTGGAAAATTACCCCCAGAAAAGTTACCACTAGCAAGATTTACAATATCTAAATTAGGAGGATCACTATCAACTACAGAACCAACTGAAGTAGATTCAACCAAATTAACATGGTCATCAATACCAGGTCTATTCTCGGAATTTAAGTCATTAGCATTAGCTTCGCCTCCTCCATCGGCTTTAACTGGAAATGGTTTTCAACAATTTTCGTCTATATGTAAAAACGTATTACCAAATTAATTTAGCAAAACCAATTTAATTTAGGGAATTATTTTTTTTGTTAATTTTTCAAATATAAAAATATTTATTAATAACATGTATCTTGTAAGTGTTATTCTATTAATTCGCGAGGGAGAAGAATATATAAGGTACTTAGACTCACATTTTTCGGAAATCGAGAATAATTACAAGAATATATTAAAATTCGAATATTTTATGTACGAAAATGACTCGTATGATAAAACAAAAAAGGAAATAAAACAATTTTATGAAAATCGATCTGGCAAATATTTATGTGAAAGTGTACCTAATTCAAAAATGATGTCAGGAATAAGTATGGATCGTGGTTTAACTATGGCAAAATTTAGAAATAAATTGAAAAAATATCACGGACGTCTCAGATCTGATTTTGTTTTGCTTCTTAATTGTGATACTGTGTTTTTACCGAGTTCTATAATGGAGATGATAAATAATATACTAACATCCCGTGAAACCGCAATGGTTACTGGATATCCAATGTGTTTCGGTTCCTATATTCAAGAAAATGAAACAAACCACTATTATGACTCACTTGCTCTAATAACAGAGAATAATATCAGTTACATTGAAAACGGAAATAGCTGTATTTTTTCAAAATGTGCTAGATGTAAAATACACAGATCAGCAAATGGCATCAATATAGAAGACTCTAGCTTATTAAATCCTAAAAATATTATTAATGTAAAATCTGCTTTTGGTGGTCTGGCGCTGATTAAAACAAATATTTACAATATTGTTGAGTGGGGAGAATCAATTTGTGAACATCATTCTTTTTGCAAGAATATTCATAAATTTGGAAATGTTGTTATTAATCCAAGTATAAAATTTTTTACAACAAAAAAAATTTACTCTTTGCGATACAAGGTGATTCAACGAATATTAAAAAATATTATTAATAATGATATATTAATCAAGAAGAAGATTGAAAATAATGATGATGATGAAGAGAGCGATGATTCTGAATATTCGAGTGACGAATTTAACGATGTGGAAGATGAAATAAACAACATGATAAAAAACAAAAAGCCGGAAGAAGAAAAAGTAAAAATAATTCTTGACAATGATAGTGATAATGAAGAATTGTTAAAAAAAACAGAAGAGCAAAAAACAAAAGTTGTTATCAAAAATTCTCTTTTTGACGAACTTTATAATTTGCAGAAAATAAATAGATTTGAAGAAAATTCTAATAAAACGGAAGAGACAATTATTGAAATTTCTATGCCAATTGAAGAACAATGTGAAGAAGTTAAAATTTCTATACCAATTGAAGAAGAAATAATTACACTTCTAGATGACGACGAAATTTTTATTGAAAATAAAAAAGTTGCTAATATAAACCCGTTTCAATATACTTCTGAAAAAATAGAAACTAATATTGCTTTTCCAAATTTTTCTTTGAAAGTCCCAGAAAATATTAAAATTATTCCAAATCTTTACGAGTAGTTTCTATTTACTTTTGCAGATCTCTTTTTTTTCCCTCCTTTTTTAACAGATTTATTTTTCTTGGATTTTCCGCCAACGTCAGGCGCTTTTTCCGAACACTTAAATTCAGCAGGAGATATTGAGTTTATAAGTTCAGTTATTTCATCGTTTGTTCCACACACGTCAATATCAACCGGATCACCAAGTTTACAAAATACGCGGAGGCAAACAACTACATCAACTATTGCGTTATGGAGTGCTGGACCACTAGGTTCATAATCAAAAAGCGTCTTATATGCTTCTTTCAATTTTGGAAATTTAAAATACTTCTTGCCAAATTTAGTTACCGCAGTAATTTTGCAAATATTTATCATTTTCATCATTGTACAAGTAAAATTATCATTTGTTAAAAATTCATCAAATTCAGATTCCATATTTAAACGTTTTAGTTCCGCGAGAATCATTTTAATGTCAAAATCAATATTATGACCGACTACATAATCACATTCTCTTACATCCTTAATAAATTCTTCAAGAGCGGTGGAAATGTCCGTCACTTTTTCTGGTTCTGCTTCCTTGATTTTCTCTAAAATAAATATATTTGAAGTTTCAGGGGTAATAAGAATTCCGGTTTCTTTATCTTCTATATTTTTTTCAATTACATCTTTATCAGATTTAAAAATTCTTGTTATTTCACTGCTTTCTTTAGATATTTTTATTTTAGAAGGGATTTCGATATACTTATCAAATATTTTAGCTTTTTTTGGTTCGTTGGTGTCATATACAATATATCCAAGTTGAGTAATATAAGGCCACAGCGGAGCCCAATGATCCCAGTATGTTTTTGCTAGTTCAACGTCCTTTCCAACAAGAGCATTTTCGATTACTTTTTTTTCGTTGTAGGAAAGACCGGGAGCATTACCAACTGGTCCCACATTGGTTGTTTCTGTATCAAACACGAGTATTTTAACCATTTTATTATATATATACTACTTTACTATAATAAAAAATTTGAATCAATTTTTATTTGCGAAATAGATGTAAATTAAACGTCGATAAATTGTTTGCAAATACCAAAAGTGCGTCTATGCCATATTGTTATTCCGTGTTCTTTTATACCATCTAAATGTTTCTTTGCACCATATCCTTTATTGCTATCAATTCCGTATTTTTCAGATAACTCGGGGTTTTCATAACAAAGTTTTTCAATATATTCATCTCGCGCAACTTTTGCTAATATAGATGCTGCTGCTATGCAAGTATACTTATTATCTCCTCCTTCAAAACATGTATGAGGTATCGTTTCGACAATTTGTCGTGTCTTATTATAATGAGAATAGGGATTGAAATAATTTCCGTCTATAAGTAAATGCAGTTTTTCGTTCAGTGTTTTTTTTTCAGTTATAGTGGCGCATATTGATTTATGCATTGACTTTTGTGTTGCCTGAAGAATATTAATTTCATCTATGACTTTTTCATCTTCGTACGAAATAGCCCAGGCTAATGCATGTTCTTTAATATAATTTGAAACTTCAAGTATTTTTTTTTTTGAATGAAATAGTTTGCTGTCTTTCATTCTTAAATGGTCAAAGGTCTCGTCTTTAGGTAATATTACTGCTGCAGTATAAACGCGCCCGAAAAGAGGTCCTCGTCCTGCTTCGTCTACTCCAATTTCAAATATACTTTTATCTTCAAAATGACACTTTCTTAGTACGATCGCTTCCTTCTTTACTCTTTTTTTAGGAGCTTCGTCTGCTTCAATAACTTGCTTATTTGTTCTCATTTTTTATTCTACAAAAATCTATTTTGCAAATATTGAAATCAATTATTTTCAAACTTTTTTCACTATATAAATTATACAATGACAACAAATAATCAGGCATTATTTCTCTTTCTAATTTTAATGACTGGACTTGTTTTATGTTCTTTTTTAGGAGGAAATTGTTGGAAAGAAGGATTTGATCCTACCCCAACATACACGGGAGTGAATACCGGCAAAAGTTCTAGTCCTTCTCTGGGTGGTCAAGGAAATGTATACACGGGGAAATCAAACCCGGTTACTACTAATCAAGCACCAGGATTTGATAACTATAATCATTTTACTGGAACGTCCACACAGCCAAATAGTTTTCCCGGAAAGAACGGGACAATTGGGCAAAATCCTTACTCTAATGTATTAGCACAAGGAATTCCGAAAAATCAAATAGTCCCTGGCCGCGAAGATTTATATATACTAAAATCAGAGATTGTTCCTCCAGTTTGCCCTGTTTGTCCAGTTATGACAGCATCATCAGAGATTTCGCAAGAAAAGTGTCCTCCTTGTCCTGCTTGCGCAAGATGTCCTGAACCATCTTTTGAATGTAAAAAAGTCCCTAACTATAATTCAATGAATAGTGATTCATTACCAGTTCCTATACTAAATAGCTTTACTAGTTTTGGAATGTAAAAATTATTTTTATTGAAAAATTATTAATAAAAATATATTTATCTTAACGACGAGACTTTCTTTGACCTTGCTTAAGTGTACGCTTTCTTCTTGCTATATTATATAAAAATTCTTATATTCTTGTTTTTACACACTTTTTGTCCATCTGAAAAGTAGATCCTTTTTCTCCCTGCGGAACAATTTTAAGTATGCACTTTGATTTTTTTCCATAGAGTGGTTCTGTGCATCCCTTCTCTGTATCTTTTCTAGCTTTACGCGTTTTATTTTGTTTTTCCTTCTTAAATAATTTAAGTTTTTCCTCTGTACATCTAGCGCGAAAATGTTCATATCTTTCTCTCACATCGCAATACGACAAATTTGACTTTTTATGCAACATTCTATTTATTAATTCATGAAGCTCATAAATATATCGAGAAAATGATTCTCGATTTTTCATGTCTTCCATAGTTATTGGAAGTGTCTTAAAGTTTGTTTTTAAATTAATTCTACAATATTTACATGGTAACACATATTGCAAATTTGTGACAAAATCTTTATAATGTTTTCTTTCTTCTGTAGTCGGATTAATTGGATAATTAAAGCTCATTGTGTGTAAATAATGCCAGAGTCCTGGTCCCCATACTGTAGTAAGCATTCCATCTCCCGCATCATAATCTTTTTTTGAATAAATGCGCCTTTTTTTTGTTTTGTTAGTCATCCTATATTATACATTTAAAAAAAGTATATCAAAACTTTTACTTTCAATCTGCGCAAGTTTTACTCTATTCGATAAATTCTCACTTTATACGTTTTCTAGTAGAGAATTTATCTCAAGTTATTTACATAAGTATATTCATAAACTTCAATCAAACAAATAATTCTTTCTAAAACTATTATATGAGCGACTCAGGAAGTATATTTTTAAATGAATATTCCGATGGAACAAAAGTTGTATGTCTTTGTATTATAATATCATTTATATTAATTTTGATATTTATCATAAGCCCTATTAGCAATTTTTTAGTTTCCTCTATACTTGGAAAAATAGCAATATTACTTCTACTAGGATTTTCTTTATACAAAAATTTTGCAATAACTTTTTCTTTTTCGAAAAATGTGTCATTTTTGGATGGCAGTTGGAGTAGTTTAAAAACTAATATTTTATTAAGTTACGTTTTCTCTCTTTGTATTATTATTCTCATTTTCTCGGTATTAAACAGATTACTTAGATAAATTATTTATTATTTTTGAGAAATCGATTTTTGAATAGCCATAGCTGAAGAATTAACACCTTTAGGATTATTATTTACGATGTTTTTTATTTGCAAAATCTTTCTATAGTAAATGACATCATTTTTAAAATCATATCTGTTTAATTCGACTAATTTTCCTTGGTAATTTCTGAATAGCATAATAAGATACCTTGAAAAAGCTTTATATTCGTTAAAAGATATTTTTATTTCTTCTCTTTAACTATATATACAAATGACAAAATCATTCTTTGGGGGTATGCCTTCTTTTACATTAAACGGAGGTGCCGGTGATTTTTTTTCTAGAATAAGAAATAGCATATCATTTGGAACTCTGGGAATTATACTTGTAATTATTATTTTTCTCGTTGTAGCCATTTACTTTTACTACAAAATTGTTTTACCAAAAAATCCAACATCCTATTATGCAAATAATGAAAATAAATCTGTAAGTGGATTTTCTGGAGGATCAAAACAAGCAGAATTATTATTATTCTCGGTTGACTGGTGTCCTCATTGCAAAACGGCAAAACCTGAGTGGGATAGTTTAAAACAAGAATATCAAGGAAAAACTATTAATGGGTACGTCGTAATTTTTACTGACGTAAATTGCACAAAAGAGACGCCAGAAGTAGAAAAACTTATGAACACTTATAAAGTTCAAGGGTATCCAACAATAAAGTTATTGAAAGATGGACAAGTAATTGAATATGATGCTAAACCCACAAAGGCGACATTAGAACAATTCTTGAACTCTGTTCTCTAAAAAAAAGTTGTGCCTGAAAAATTGTTATTGTGTTTTTTTATTTTCTTTTTTTGACAGAAACTCAACTGCGGAATCAATTCCTATTTGCAAAAACTCTTTTCTTATCTCTTTTGACGATAGAACAGATTTTATATAGTCCAGAGACAAATAATCATGTGCGCTGTAAATAACTTCATTTTCAATTTTTGCAACATTAGTATCGGACTTTAACTGAAAAATAAGTTTGTACAAGAAGAATATTACATAGTCTAGAAGAGTAGATTCATCAGTTATTTTACTAGATTCTTTTTTCTCTCCATAATAATTTTTAAATCCGAGTATTTCATCAGTATTTTTTATAACTTCTAAACAGAATTTTAGTGGATAGTTAGAAACAACTGCTCCGTCAATAAAACATTTTCCATCAATGCAGACAGGCGATATAATTATTGGAACCGCAGAAGTCATCTGTAAAGCAGAAAGTAAAGGTAAGTCCGGATAGTTTATATGTGAAATAGATTCCATTTTAAAATTATTAATTTCGAACGAATGCATACATAGCTGTATTTTTGAATATTCATAAAATTCTTTTAGTGTAATATCAAGTGACAAATCTTTTCCAAGCAAGAGAGACTTGAAGATAATTTCCATGGAGTTTCTTCCGAATATTCCGCGGTTTGCATATGCATCTAGAATAGATTTAATGCTAAAAGTAAATGCCTCATTCCACGGCCTCTCTATAATATATGTATTTAAAGTTTCCCAATCATATTTTAAACATAAAATTGCTCCTACTATTGCCCCAGCTGAAGTGCCATATATGGTTTCTATATCTTCAATTTTCCAAAAATTATTTTTTTCCAAGTGTTGGCAAGCCCCCAATGATTTTATCATTGTTGGTCCCCCGCCGGAAATTACCAAATGTTTTATTGTCATTATTATTATAATCTTGCAAATTATTTAATACATTTTATCGCAAACTTTTTTTTCTTTCTTTTAAATATCTTTACTCATGGCAAATATTTTTACTCTTGAAAATGTTGCAGACTTTTCTGAAAAATTAAATATAGACGATCTTTACGAAAAGAAACATCAGTATGATCTACAAAAACTTGAGTTATTCAACAAAATTTTAAACAGAATTCATGTCAAGATCAAAACAATATCAAAGCAAAAGATTGATGAGCAGTTTTGCTGGTATGTTGTTCCTGAAATTATTATTGGAGTTCCGAAATACGATCAAGGAGCTTGCATTGCATACATCATGGATAAATTAAAAGATAATGGTTTTATTATTCGATATATACATCCAAATACACTTTTTATTTGCTGGAAACACTGGGTTCCCTCCTATGTTCGATCAGAATTGAAGAAAAAAACTGGAATAGTTATTGACGAGTTTGGAAAAAAGATTGACGAAGCAAATGAAAATATCTCATCCGAGCAAAAGAATATAAATGAAATTATGTTTAAAATAAAGGATCCCACTACTTCTTCAAAACCGAAAAAACAAGATAATTCGCAATACAAACCTATAAATGTTTATAAACCATCTGGTAATTTTATTTATAACGATGATCTCATGAATAAACTTGAAGATAAATTCACATAATATCTTTATAAGAAAATAAAAGTATAGTATAAGAATGAAATCAAAAAAATATACAAATAAAAAAACTCAAGCAAAAACTAAAAAAAATATAGAAAAGGCATTAGAATCTTTATCAAAAGATAAAATTCAACAAATTTGCAAAGTTTCCGCAAACACATTTAGTCGTTTCGAAGACGAATATGAAAAATCTGAAGCTTTTATAAAAAAAGGCATGATCACAAAAAGCGAAGTTGAGAATAAATTAATAAATATGATTGAAATTGGATCTCAAGATAAATTGCGCCCACAAGACGATTTTTATGGTCTAATAAATAATGTTTGGGTAAATGATGCAAAATTAACAAAAGAACAGCAATATATTGTCCAAATCGACGACTTTCGTTTGGTTCAATATAAAGTATACAATGAATTAATTGAAATTATAGAAGATTACATCAAAAATAATAAGAATAATTTATCTAGGCAACTCAATAATTTTTACGCTTCGGTAAATAAAGGATTAAATGAGGAAAAATTTAACTATTACTGCAAAGAATATATAGAACAGCTGGATGATCTAAGAAAAGACAAAAAAAATATATGGAAGCTTTTGGCTCTAATTAATAAAAATGAGTTTGTCAGATTGGGATCTCCTCTCGTTTGTGAAATAACCCCCGATGAAAAAAACTCAAAAATTTTATCACCTCACATAAGTTCGGTAAAACTATCTTTAAGTGATCCTCAAGTTTATATAAGCAACGGAAAAGATACTTCGTATAAAAATAAAATCAAATCACGATATTTTAAATTCATTCGACAACTTTCAAATATAAAACTTAAAGAAAATAACGTAAATAATAAAATAAACCCTAGCGATGTATTTGATGTAGAGTATAATTTATTGCTTGGTCTTGGATGTGACGAAATCAAAAATGAAGCACCTGACCACTACAATAAAGTAATGGCGTCAGAGGCTTTGAAAAAATACAACTTTGACTGGCAAACATATTCGAGAGAGTTGGGATACAAAAAAACCCCAACTTATTTTGTCGTGCAAAATTTGAATTATTTAAAGTGCACCTGCAACCTCTTATTAGCTGAATGGGATTCTGAAAAATGGCGAAGCTATTGGATATATTTATTTATGAAGCAGATAACAAGATCATATGATAAAACAAATTTTTTTTACTTTGACTTTTTTAGCAAATTTTTGCAAGGACAACAACTTCTACCAAATTTTTCAATAAGTGCAGTTGCGTACACAAGTTTGCCTTTTAATACCTTTTTAACAGACGAGTATGTAAAAAAATATCAAAAAAAAGAAAATTTAGAATATGTTGGAAATATGGCTTATGATTTACGAGCTGTTTTTAAACGAACAATTCGCAATAATGATTGGCTTTCGCCAAAAACAAAGAAAAAAGCATTATTGAAACTGGAAAATTTAAAAATAATAATAGGTTCATCGGATATTATGCAGCCAGACCCCGACTTAGAATACGAAATTAACGATTTTTGGAAAAATATGAATAAAATATTTGAATGGAGACTTCAAAAACTAATAAATCAAACATACAAGGATAAATTTGATTTTCCAGAACTAGACTTAACCCAGTCTCCTGCCAAGTTTGTGGGAAAGCAAGCCTATATTGTAAATGCTTTTTATACACCTATCGAAAATTCTATTTACATACCTTTAGCATATATTCAAAAACCATTTGTAGACTTAGGAGAAAGAGGTATTGAATATAATCTATCGCACTTGGGATTTACTTTAGGCCATGAAATGTCGCATAGTTTAGACGATTGGGGAAGTCAATATGATGAAAAAGGAAATCTAAATAACTGGTGGACAGACCACGATAGAAAAATTTTTAAAAAAAAACAAGAAGATGTTATCGCACAATATGAGGCATTCGCTTTGCAAGATGGAATAAAATTCGATGCGAGGCCTAGTATAGGAGAAGACTTGGCAGATATTTCCGGTTTAGCAATATGTGAAGAATATTTAAGAGACTTTCAAGATAAAAACGAAGATATTGTTCCCGTTCGTATTCTTTCTTTTAAAGTTTTTTTTGTCTACTACGCATTTCAAATGAGACAGAAAATAAATAAAAAAGCTATTGCCGCACAACTTCACACAAACCCTCACCCCCTAGACAAGTATAGAACGAATGTTCCATTATCGCGTTTAGAACTATTTAGGGCACTTTACGATATTAAAAAAGGCGATAAAATGTATTGGCCTTCCACAGACAAGATTTGGTGATCTCGGTTCTTTAACTTTAGTAAAAAATATTTCTTTAATTAAAAAATATTTTTTTGTGAAGTATATATATAAAATGGCTACTCGCAAACATCGTACTCGTCGCACTCGTCGTGGGGGAGGAAAGTCTAAGGCTATGAAGAGCGCTATGAAGAGCGCTAAGAAAAGTGCCGCCAAATCTGCTTCTGTCGCCGCCGGCCGTGCTCGCACTGCTTCTGCTGCTGCGTCCGCTGCCGCTAGCCGCGCTGCAAGCGCTGCCAGATCTGCTTCCGCCAGTCGTGCCGCCGCGGCCGGTCGTTCTGCCGCCGCTGCTGCTTCCCGTGCTGCAAGCGCTGCCCGCGCCGCTTCCGCTGCTGCCAGCCGCTCTGCCGCCGTTGGTCGCGCGTAAATATCTAACTAATATATAATTTATTATTCCAGTAATAAATTATTTAGAAGAATTGAGTTATTTAATTATGTTTTATTTACGGAATAAACTATAATTTATACGATTATATTTTTTGTTCTGGGGTAAAAAAATAACGTTTTATTTTCTTTCCAACTTCTCGGGAATTATATCGGGCTCTTCTTGGTGGTATTGAATCGGTACGGATGTCATTGGTTGAAGAGAACTTATTTCTAATTCTTTCTGAGGAAAATTTTTAGACATTTCGTTAGTCGGCTCGGTAACAGATCTTTTTGGATCTAAACTTATAAGATTTTCAGTTTCTTTTTCAAGAACATTTATTTGTTTTAATGTAGTATCTTTTATTTGTTTTTCAACAATAGCTTGGTACAATTTTACACCCATAGCATAGTCATTTTCACATTTTAAATAAAGATTAACAATAATTTTTCTTGTTCTTACTACAATATTTTGAAGTTCTGTTTCAGATAAATTTGGATGAACAATAATTCGTCGTTTTTTTGTCTGTGGATCTATAACATACGTAAATAAAAAATTTATAATAGATAATAATTCATCCTGATTATTGTTTGTTGTTTGAACCATTTGTTTTAAATTTTCAGCATAATCTTCAAATAACTTTTTCTTTAGCTTATCTTCGTTTATATTTTTATCTAGCTGAATATTTTTTCGCAATAGTCCGTCGCTTCCATTACAACTCGATAGTTTCTGATAATCTTTCAGTTTTATCTCACTAAAACTCTTTATTTCCGGAGGCATAACATCATTTCCCGTAAAAATTGTGTAAAATCTTTTTAAATCTGCATTAAATTGCCTTTGTGTTTCTTCTGTCATTCCTACAAAATTCCCTGTTGTATAGTCATACTTATCATAATAAAGCTCCATTAATTCTGGAATTCCCGGCTCATCTTTTAAACTTTTTAGCTGTTTATCTTCTCCAATATTTATGCTACAAATATTTGGATGAATATTTTTAACGGAATCTGTATCCATATCTTGTCCTCGCTTTAACGAATTAATTCGATTATCGCATATTCCTAACTTATAAAGTTTTCTTTGCACATTGGGAGGTATCTGATCTTTTTCAAATAGTTTTTTTTTTCTAGTATTACCATCAGTATCCCTGTAAACATAAACTGGATTTATTGTTGTAACAATTGAAGCAAACACATGTGCAATTTTAATATAAAATTTTGCAATTCCTATACAAACTCTTTTTTTTTTAATAGAATTAGAAATATTAAAATTATCTAGGTCACTTTTGTTAAAATAAACAATCTTATTTTTATCCATTTCATTCACTTCTACTCCATCTTTTATTCTTTGTGATAAAAATGTAATTTCTGTCTCTGTGAAATAGCGTTCTAAAATATCTGAAGTTAAAACAATTAAGTTATCACAATATTGCTTATCATTAAGTTTTCTTAAGCTTTGAAAATCCATAGTCAAAATGTAATATGTTGCTATATAGTCCAACACTTGTCCAAAAGTTGGCCCCCTCTCTTTTTTATTTGATTGAAACGTGGATGATATATTTCCCATATAAGATAATGATATAAAAATAAAAAGAATAAAATTGATTTAAAATTTTCTTTTCTAACAGAAGGAATAAAGAATCATGAGCAATGAAAAAAGTAAAAAGATGAAGATAAATAATATAAATTCTGCGAAGTTATGGAACATTTTCAATGAAGAAATAAATCCTGAAAAAAGAGTAGAGCCACTGGAGTGTATGTATCGATCGTGTGGAGATAGAGAAAAATGTGAGCGATGCGAATTTAATTTAGCATTTTCGGATGAAGGATTTTTGACCTGCACAAATAGAAATTGTGGCATTATTTATAAAGACATAGTTGATCAGTCTGCAGAATGGAGATACTACGGAGCCGATGATAATCAAAATAGTGATCCAACACGCTGTGGTATGCCTATCAATCCGCTTTTACAAGAATCTTCTTATGGTTGTAAAGTACTTTGTTTTGGCTCGACAAGTTATGAAATGCGAAAAATAAGACGATATACAGAATGGCAGTCTATGCCGTACAAGGAAAAGTCTCAATACGATGAGTTTCAAATTATTACTACAATGGCTCAAAATGCTGGAATACCAAAACTTATAATTGACGATGCTGTTAGATATCACAAAAAGATATCAGAATACGATTTAACTTTTCGAGGAGACAATCGAGATGGTATTATAGCGGCCTCTATCTATATTTCTTGTAGAATCAATAACTATCCAAGAACTGCAAAAGAAATTTCAAGTATCTTTCATTTAGATGTTACAAGTGCGACAAAAGGTTGTAAAAATGCGATTTCTATTATAAATAATATTGAGAAAGATATGGATAATAAAGAAAAAACAAATTTCTGTAAAACAAAACCAGAAGCATTTATAGAAAGGTACTGCAGCAAGTTGAATATAAATAATGAGCTTACCAAGGTATGTCAATTTATTTCGATGAAAATTGAGAAGCAGAATATTATGCCGGAAAATACGCCGCACTCGATTGCAGCTGGAGTTGTGTATTTCATATCTCAAATGTGCAAACTGAATATCAGTAAACGAGATGTGAAAAATGTTAGTGAGATTAGTGAGGTGACTATCAATAAGTGTTTCAAGAAATTGGAGA